TTTTATTATTAATGAAAAAATTCCAAAACCATTGCTTCAAAATAATATCGATCCACAGTTAATTATTAGTACATTGGCTACACAACCTAGTCATTACAAAACACAGGCTTGGTTAGAAAACAAGCCAACTGTGGTGTATTATTGTAGTAGCAAACCAAGTGGAGTAGAAGACTGTGCCGACGTGTAAACTGGTAATTAAAGATGAAGTAAATGTTAAGTTTGAAGGACTTGACTTAGAGATGCGGAAGGCATTAACTAATAAGTTCAAGTATGACATTCCGTATGCTCGTTACTTGCCGGCATATAAACTAGGACGATGGGATGGTAAGGTAAGTTTCTTTGGACTAGGCGGAACTACATATGTTAGTATGCTTGAAGAAGCATTGCCGTTGCTAGAACAAAAAGGGTGGTATGTTGAAGTTGAAGATTTGCGTGATCCTACACAGTTAAACTTTACAAACATTACAGAAAACTATTGGAAGGATCAAGGTGCAGTATGGCCTAAAGGACACGTTGCTGAAGGACAACCTATTGTACTACGTGACTATCAAGTTGAAGTAATCAATAACTTTTTAGGTAATCCACAGAGCCTACAAGAAGTAGCAACAGGAGCAGGTAAAACTATTATTACTGCAACATTAAGTAACATATGTGAGCCATACGGTAACACCATTGTAATTGTTCCTAACAAATCACTTGTTACACAAACAGAAGAAGACTACATTAACTGTGGTTTAGATGTAGGTGTATACTTTGGTGATAGAAAAGAATTAGGACATAAGCACACTATTATTACATGGCAAAGTCTTAATGTATTGGATAAGAAGTCAAAGAACCATGAAGCAAAACTTACACTAACAGAATTTTTACAAGACGTAAAATGTGTTATTGTTGATGAAGTACATCAAGCAAAAGCAGATGTGCTTAAGAACTTACTTACACAAAACTTTGCTCACGTGCCTATTCGTTGGGGACTAACAGGTACTATTCCAAAAGAACAGTTTGAGTTTCAAGGTATTAAAGCAGGCTTAGGCGAAGTTATTAATCATATATCAGCACACGACTTACAACAAAAAGGTGTGTTAGCACAGTGTCACGTAAACATTGTGCAAACAGATGACGTACAAGAGTTTGGTAACTATCAAGAAGAATTAAAATATTTGGTTACAAGTGAGCATCGTATTGATTGGATGAGCAAACTTGTAGACAAAATTAAAGACTCCGGCAATACATTAATTCTAGTTGATCGTATTTCAGCAGGTAAAATGCTTGAAGAACGGCTAGAAGGTTCCGTGTTTGTGTCTGGTGAAACTAAAGGAACCGACAGGAAGGAACACTATGATTCTATTAAAGACAGCACTAATAAAATCATTATTGCTACTTATGGAGTTGCCGCGGTTGGTATTAATATCCCTCGCATTTTTAACTTGGTTCTTATTGAGCCTGGTAAGTCTTTTGTTCGCGTTATTCAGTCTATTGGCAGAGGAATTAGAAAGGCTGAAGACAAAGATTTCGTCCAAATTTGGGATATAACTAGCAGATGTAAATTTGCTAAACGGCACCTAACGCAAAGAAAAAAATATTATAAAGAAGCGAACTATCCGTTTACCATAGAAAAGATAGCAATCGATTAGGAGAACATATGCAAATACTTACATTAGAAAATGAACACTTTGATCTACAAACACTGCCTAAAGAAATAGATAAAGATATACGCTACAGCGTATTAGATAATTCAGATCCAAAAGATCCTGATTACTTTTTTGTACCTTTAATTTATTTAGAAAGTTTTAGTTCGCCGGCAGTAGTACTACAAATTGGTAATCATCAAGTACAAATGCCTTTAGAATGGAGCATGGTAGTTGGTAATTCAGAAGTAGGTGACCTCGAAGTATTGCCGTTAACAAGTTTAAACGACAGAGGGTTTGAAGCATTTATTTTCAATCCATTAACAAGCAGTAGACCAGAGTTTTTGCCTGTTGATGTAATTAACGTATATCAAGATGTGAAGTTTTACTTTCCTAAATTAAAAAATGGACAGTTGCTTACTACGCCGATACAAAAGAAAAAAGAACCACAGTGTGCATTCTTTGTAAAGGAAGTAAGTAGACAAAGCGAAGTACTTGATTTTAGTTTAGTCTGGTAATAATAAGGAGAAAGGACAATGACAATGAAAGCAGGAAAGATTTGGGGTCAAACAGAATTGATCCATGCGAACGGTGTACTAGAATTTCATCGTATCGAATTTAAAAAAGGATTTAAATGTTCAGAACACGAGCATCAATATAAGTGGAATGGCTTCTTTGTAGAGTCAGGAAAGATGATTGTGCGAGTATGGCAAGATGCTGATCAAGAAGGCCTAGTAGATGAAACAATTCTTGGACCAGGCGAATTTACACAAGTTAAGCCAGGCAAGATTCATCAGTTTGAAGGTGTTGAAGATGGTGTAGCATTTGAATTGTATTGGGCAGAATTCAATCACGATGACATTGTAAGAAGAACAGTAGGCACAAAGGTTAAGTAATGTTTGAAAAACTTAAAGGCTGGTTTAAAAAAGATCAACCAGAAATTACATTCTGGAGTGAAGTTCCTGGCCTTGAGGAAGTTGTACCTGTACAACCTGCTGTAAAATATCTTCCTAATTGGTGGAAGGAGATGCCTCGATTTGCTGATGTAGAAATGCCACCTAATAGCATTAACAAAGGAACAGCAAAAAACTGCCCTGCATTTGTTGACTTTTTTAAATCGGCATATGTTGTACCGTTGTGGTGTGACGTTGAATTAGATGTTACTCCTAAAGGTTATACAGTTAGAACAAGTCACGACAAATTTAATTTTTCACATCATAATCCAATACAGTTTAAACAATGGTTACCTACACACTTACAGCAACAAGTAGCAATGGTATTAAAACCCGAATGTCCTTGGAGAGTGAAAACTAATCCAGGATATAGTGTAATGCAGTTACCTATGATGTTTGAATTTAGTGATATATTCGAAACACTTCCTGGAACTATCTGGAGTGATAAGTTTCATGAAATGAATCAACAAATGATTATTAAAAAATACGGAAGTGTTAAACTAGAAAGAGGGACACCTCTAGCAATGTATGTTCCGTTTAAACGTGATAAGTTTAACTTTAGTTGTACACATCAAACACCAGAACTTGAAAGATTACAGCACAAGAGTCAAATGCTTGTTAGATCAAAGTTTATTGGTGGTTATAAAAGTATGATGAAAGAATAATGGTCAAGATATTTGAATCACCTGACGGAGGAAAGACTGTGTTTGAAAGAGACACAGAAACAGGCGATCGAGTTTGTATCGAAAAAGAACAACACCCCGATTGGCATATTGAATGGCATGACTTTGAATTAATCCAAAGCATGGCAGAAGAAGGCAATAAAACCTTGCAAAATCTACTAAAAGAAGTTAAACTAGTATACAACTTGAGCATAGAAGAACATGACTAGGAAATTAAAAAACGGAACCAAAGTAGAAGAACTAGATACGCCTGTATTATTAGAAGTGTATACAAAGTGTCCTAGTAAATGGAAACTAGTTGACATGGAAACAGGCGAAGAATACATCGGACAGGATCCTGAAGCAGATAAAGTCCAACCACAATATTGGAAAAGGGTAAACTGATGGCTGAGAAGAAAAAGTTTTTAGATCTAAAAGCAATGCTAAGTGCTGTAGATCGCCGTGACAAAGAATGGTATAACAAACTAAGTGACGATGATAAGAAACTATTTGCTCCGTTTATTGCTATGCGTTATGTTAGTAATGTAAAAGCAGATGTGTTCTTTCAAGAACATTATTTAGAAATGACCAACGAGTTTGTTAATAAACATCACTGGAGTCTAAGTAAAGGACACAAAGGATTGCTGTGGAAACTTATGGCAATGTGTGGTGCATATGAAAACTTCTTTCATCAGTATGTAGCGGCACCAAAGAAGCAGGCTAAAAACAAGTTTACACAAACGCTATTAGATAAAAATCCCACAATGAAGATGGAAGATGCAGAACTATTATCAAGTATTATGTCAAAGAAAGAACAAAGCGAATATATTAAAAACCATGATCCAAACGCTTGAACAACCACATAATTGTGTACACTGCGGAAAGAGTTTCCAAAAAGAAAAAACTCTTATGGCCCATATGTGTGAGGCCAAACGTAGATACTTACAAAAAGATGAGAAGCGTGTACAGGTTGGCTTCTTAGCATTTAATAAGTTTTATATACTAGTACAACGTAGCAAAGAAAAAACATATGCAGAGTTTTGTAAGAGCAGTTACTACAATGCGTTTGTAAAGTTTGGTAGTTTTGTTTCAAACATCAATCCGCTATACCCAGAAAAGTTTATTGACTTTGTGATCAAATCAAATGTTAAATTAGATCACTGGTGTCGTGACGAACTGTACGACACATATATGTTTGAAATGCTCAAAGTCGAGCCCACAGAGGCCGCACTAGAACGTAGTGTAAAAACAATGTTAGAGTGGGCAGAAAAGCAAGAAGCACAATACAATGACTACTTTAGATATTGTAATTTAAATCGTGCAGTTAGCGATATTAGAAATGGACTAATTAGTCCTTGGTTATTATTGAATTCTAAAACAGGAAAGACTATGCTGAGTAACTTCAACGACGAACAACTGTTAATTGTTGAGCCTGTATTAGATATCCCGTACTGGAATCGACAGTTTAAAGCGAAGCCAGCAGATGTTGAACTAACTAAAGAAATAATCAAGGAGGCACATATTGACTGATTCGAATGATTTTGAAAACGGCAAATACACAATAGTAAGTAACTATCGAAACGGTGAACCTATTGATAGAATATACGGTGGTGGGGCATTGCGTTTACGATTGATCCAAAAAGATGGAACAGAATACAAAGGCACTATTACCAAAAAGACTATAATACAAGACGGCCTAAATGGTAAATTTAAATCGCACATTTATGTTACAGATGACAAAAGAACATTTGACAGAAGCGGATTTCCAGTATATAATATAGATACAGTTGAACTAGAAGAGGAGCAAGAAGATGCTACACAAGATTAGTGATTTTTGTAAAAAGATAGATTCAATAAAAACTATGTCTGATAGACTTATGGAAATAAAATATAACCAACCAAAAAGTACTGCTAGAGATTTAGAAGTACAAAGTTTGGTTGATGCTATACAAGCAGACTGCTATATTATTTCGCAGGACAAACAAGACTACACAAAAGAATAGTATGCCTAGACAAAAAAAGTATTCTGACGTATCACAGTACGACCCAAAGATACATACAAAAACCAAAGGTGGATTAGGATTCGGTATGAAGAAAAACTCAAAAGACAAGAAGTACGACAGCAGTGGACTACAACTAATTGATGTGTTCCGTTGGGAAGTTCCAGAGCATCTACGTGAAGCATACGAAGAAATGAAAAAAGAAAAGAATGCCTGATATTGATTTAGATTTTTTTAATCGTGACAGTGTGCTTGAAAAGTTCAAACACATTAAAGGTTCACGATTAGAAAAAGATGAATTAAAGAAACACAATACAGGTGTTTACTTTCACAATGCTCCAATTGATCCGTTTACAGAACGTTGTACACTAGATCATAAAGTAGCAGACGAACGTGGATACTTCAAAATAGATATGCTAAATGTTCACATATACGAGCATGTGAAAAGCGAAGAACACTTAAATAGTTTACTACAAAAGGAACCACTATGGGAACTTCTAACTCACGAAGACTTCAGCAACAAATTATTTCACGTCGCAGAACACAGCACTATTCTAAAAGAAATGAAACCGCAGAGCATAGAACAACTAGCGGCAGTACTAGCAATTATCCGTCCAGCGAAGAGACATCTGCTTGGACAGTCGTGGGATATGGTGATGAAAGACGTGTGGACGAAACCTAAAGATGGAAGTTACTATTTTAAAAAGGCACACGCTGTTGCTTATGCACATGCGATTGTGGTACATATGAATTTAATTTGCGAAGGATTATATGAATAACGAAGAACAATTTGTTTTTAACAGTGATGGATCTGACGAGCAAGAAATTGCACAAGTTAGTTCGTTAATGGAGAACGAAGCCGCACTACGCAAGGCACGAGAAAAGTTTGAAGAAGAACAAAGTCGTCCCAGTCTTAGTGAGTGTGCTGAGTGTGGAGAACCTATTTCAGAAGCAAGACAAAAAGCAGTACCTGGTGTGCAACTTTGTCTTGAATGTGCAACACTAAACGAGAAGCCTTGGTAAACAATGATACATGAAAAAAT